CCTCTTTCTAGATTCAAACATCCGAGAGCCAACCAACCTCGGAGATCAGTCTCTGCATCAACACCAACTTCGGATGATGCCGCATCTCCTGCGTGAACTGCATAAACAGATCGAGACGTTTCACTCGCTCCTCATCGGTCGTCGCATTTCCGAGCTTCTGGTTAAGAAGACGGAAAAGGGTTCGGGCTGCAGATTCTGGGTACGCGATTCCATCTTTGTACCTGTTGCTGCAGAAACCAAAGGAGTCTCCGCACAACTCATACAATTTGACGTCGTGCCCCAGCATCTTGTACTGGTTCTTTGCATCCCAAACGTAAGTTTCGAGGCTGTCGTCGCCCATAGCGATACAGTCAGCTCCAATCAGCTCAGCCGCTAGCACCCGGATTCGTGAATTGCCCGAGCTCGTAATATACGAGCCGGACTTCATGACTCCGGGTGACGTCTGAGCAAGGAGCTCTCCGCTAGAGAGCGCGAAAACAGAAAGTGAGAGGCAGTACATCCGAGCTCTGATGAGCTGCGCCATGCGGCTGCAAGCTCCGAGGCGGATTCGCATCTCAGCTTCCTGTTCCAACTCCCATGCTTGGACAGACCAGTCCCATCCGGAAACATCACCTTCCGCCAACTGCCCTTTCTCGAGCAGTGGGAAAACTGAGTCCCAGACAGACTGGTTCCTGTCGTCGTCGAAACCAATACCCGGTTTGGAGGGAATGGTCTCCCAATTCGCAATCTCAAGTGCGTTTTGCCGCCATGCCATGACCCGCTCGATGAGCTGATCAACGATGGAGACAGAACAAATGAGACGGAACTTCTTCTGGAGAATTTTGTCTGTTTTGTGTGGTTCGTTCTTCGTGAAGATACGGATCGGATCTACATATCCCTGCTGCACCAATTCCACCGCGCTCTTCTTCCTTAACTCCTCGAGAGGAGTGGAGAGTAGGAGTTCGATGCGCTCTACGGTCGCGCCTTGGATTAGCGAATAATGGCTTGCGAACAAGGCTTCATTGCTTTTCCCAAACTGCGACCACGGAACGCCAGGCGATGACTCGGGTTTAACCGTGTCCATAGCCTGCTCGACCTCCTCCTGCAGGTTCAGAGACAACGAATTGTCAACCCCCGGATACTTCTTCAACGTCGTTTCGACGGCTTGCATAAGTTTCCTTTTCTTGGGGGCGGCAACAATTCGGTGCTTTCCGGCCTGCAGGAGTAGCGAAGCTAACTCCGCCTGGCACCCGCGTTGGGGCCACGCGAATTCTTTGAGCTCGTCGGCGATACCTTGGTATTCGCCTTCAAGCTCTTTGGCTTTGGTGGACCATTCGGTTTCTTTCCGCACTTTGGCACCTGATCCGGTGGAGACAGTTGTACTGCCACACCTTTTGAGGAAACCGTTGGCTTCGAGAGCTCCTTCTGTTTCAAAACAGTGCGAGCGAATGGCGATCGGGAGGCAGGTCGGGACACCACACCCTGCGGGAGGGGTGGTGTCCCCGACTGAAAATCCTGCTGATCTGAGGGTTTCTCCTCGACCTGCGCGCTTTCTTC